CAACAGAAGGCTTAAGTGGTACGGCAGGCCAGATCATTGGTATCGGTAGTGCAACGATTGGTGCTATTACAAGTACTGGTGTAGCTCTAAAGCTAATGATTGGCAGCGGTAGTGCTACTACACAACCTGTCGTATCAGATGCTTCAGGCACAAGAGAAGTAACATCAACTGGTAGCATTAACACTCCAGACGTTACTACAGAGGCTTCAGGTAAGCGTACTATTATCGCAACTGGAAGTGCTGTCACACCAGCGGTAACCACAGAAGTAACTGCTAGTAGGGTTATCACATCAGTAGGCAACATAAGCACTACTGTAGTTACAACTCAAGGTATAGCATTCCTTGGTAGCATTGTAGGCACAAGAACAGCTTATGTACGTAGGTATACATCTAACAGCGGTACTTTCCAAGAACCAAGTGGTGGTACTTACAAAATAAGAAACTCAGGTAAGATAGTAAGGTAAAATAATGACACCATTTACAATGAAAACTGGGGATACTTCACCATCGCTGTCTTACGCACTAATCCCCACGTCAGTTGATCTAACAGGCGCTTCTGTTGTGTTTAGCATGGCTAGGCGTGGGGTTACTATCATAGATAGGGCAGCAGCTAATGTTACTACAGTTACTGTTACACCTACGGTAGAATACGAGTGGCAGGCTGGTGATACTGATCTTGAAGGTCTCGCACTAGCGGAGTTTGAAGTTACCTTCTCTAATGGAACAATAGAGACATTCCCAAACGGTGATTATATTTACATCAAGCTAAATGAAGACCTCTAATAAAACACACACACCGAAATAATAGGAATGTTGGTATAAATTATGGCTGCTAAACTCAGTGAAACCCAATCTAAGGCTATCCTTGGTGTATCTGGCTCTAATACTCACAACGGTCAGATACGTGCTGATGAGTTTCTGCCTGAGTTACGTGGTAAGAAAGCTATTAAGACTTACCAACAGATGCGTGATAATGATGCAACCATTGGTGCAGTACTCTACGCGGTTGAACAAATCCTTCGTGATGTAGACCTTACTGTAACGCCTAAAGACGATAGTGATGCAGCTAGGGTTGAGGCTGAGTTCGTAGAATCTGTACTGGAAGATATGGAGCATACTCTTGATGATCATATCTCTGAGGCACTATCCTTCTTGAGCTTTGGCTTTAGCTGGTTTGAGGTAGTCTACAAGCGTCGTGTATCCACTGATACTACCAACCCTAAAAAGAAGACTAAGTTCCCAGACGGTCGTATTGGCGTCCGTAAGCTGGCCTCTAGAGCGCCTTGGACAGTCTCACGCTTTGACGTAGACAGCAAGACTGGCGACATCATGGGTTTGTATCAGGATACTGGTATGGCCTACTCAGACGGCAAGCACTTTATTCCTACTAAGAAGTCACTCTACTACAGAACTACTGTAATTAATAATGATCCTTCAGGTCGGTCTATCCTGCGTAATGCTTATACTAGCTACACGTACCTGAACAATCTACAGGCTATTGAGGCTATTGCAGTTGAACGTGAGTTGGCAGGTATTCCTGTTGCCCGTGTTCCTGCTGAGTACCTTGCTGGAGACGCTAGTGTAGATCAGAAGAACTTTCTTGGTAGCGTACAGCAAATCCTGCGTGATGTTAAGTTTAACGAGCAGGGCTACATTGTACTACCATCTGATAACTACCCAGACAAAGAGGGCGCACCTAGTGGTGTACGCTTGGTAGATGTAGAGCTTATGTCTTCTAACGGCAACCGTAATATTGACATTGATCCTATTATTCGGAGATACCAACATGACATTGCCCGAAGCGTTCTTTCTGAGTTTCTTATGCTCGGTGGCGGCTCAACAGGCTCCTATGCTCTGTCAAAAAGCAAGACAGACTTATTCCTACGCGCTTTGGAAGCTTACATTCAAACTATTGTAGACGTCCTCAATAAGCAGCTAGTAGAGCAGTTGTGGCAGTTAAATTCTTTGGATGTAAATATGATGCCTAAGATTACTGCTGGTGATGTTGCTCCACACGATCTTAAGGAGCTTGGCAGCTACCTGCGTAACCTTAATGGTGCAGATATCAACCTTGCCAGTCAACCTGATATTGTTGATGCACTCTTGGATAATGCTGAACTACCTAACCTAGATCGTGAAGCTTACGAGGCTGACCTAGAGACTGAGCGTAGGATGAACACAGCCCGTGCTGATTACTACGATGGTCCTGACGATAATGTTGTTGGCGGCTTAGGTAAGCCCAAGGGTAAAGAAACTACGGTGGGTAAATGAGAACCTATGAAGCTGTAGCCACAAACACTTCTTGGATTGAACTTCTTAATGGGGAGGTCTCAGTTTATTTAGATATCACGAGTAGTGTTCCTATTGGCCTATACTTTGCTGAGACAGATGAAACTCCGCCAATAGATGCACCAGTAAGCATTATCTATCCCAACAAGGGTGGCTGGGACTTTCAGACATCAGGTCTACCATTCGGACAGAGAATCTTTGCTAGATCATTTAAGTCAGATGCAGAATTAGTGGTGGTACGATAATATGGCAAGAGAACTATACCAATTACCCTCGACGGGTTCTATTGTAGGTGCTGGGGGCGGATGGGCTACCTATCAGGATAGCGTCTATACCGACGTCTCTAGGCAAACTATCCTAGCAGATACCCGTACAGCTTACACATCAAATGGGTTAGGTGCCACCACCAACACTGATTACCTCCGCGCAGTACCAACTACAGTCTGGGATGGCACCACACTACAGCCTAGTGAGATTGGTGAAGCCTATTCAATACGTATCGACTTTAGTGCTGCACCTACAACTGTAGGTGATGGTGTTGTTGAGCTTGAATTAGACATTGGCAGTGGATCGGAGATTAACATTGTAGAGAGGCGTTTCAACTTCTCTAGGGGTTCAGGTGTAACTCACAACTTTAGTGCAGGCTTTCCTATCTTCTGTGTAGCCACCTTTAATGCCAACGGCGGTAAGTTCTGGATCACACCAAGTCTTAACTGCGTAGTTTGGAACAGACGTATATTTATCCAGAGGACATTCAGCCCATGATCGAAGTACTTAAAGCGAGATACGCTACCGATATCTTCACTACAGAGCCTGAAGCTAAGGCACGTAGCATGGACATGGGACTAAACGGTTCTGTACACCTATCTACATACGATGGACAGGCCGTATACATGCCCGCTGAGAGCCATGAAAAGTACATGGAGTACTACGAGCCAGAGAACGGTGAAGAGTACACTGAGGAGGCTTCTACAGAGGCCCTAGAAGCAGCAATCAGAGCAATCATTGAGGCAGTAATGAAACAACAACCAACAGAAGGTAAGATACTTAAGATTGATGAGGAGCAGCGTATTATTTATGGCTGGGCTTCAGTATCTACCTACAAAGATGAACTTGTAGTTGATCTGCAAGGTGACGTAATCAAAACAGATACGCTACACAAATCCGTTAATGAGTTTATGAAAGGTGTACGAGTTGGAAAACTTAATCACCAAGGCGAACAGGTAGGTCAAATCCTGCACTCGTTTCCCATGACCAAAGGTATTTGTGAAGCACTAGGAATCCAGTCTGACAAGGAGGGTTGGATCACAGGTTACCACGTAACTAATGATGCTCTCTGGGATAAAGTCAAGTCTGGTGAATACGCGGAGTTCTCCATTGGCGGACGCGCACAGAAACAGGAGTTCTAATGCCCACTGAACTTATTAATCTAGAGTTAGACGAATTAAGTCTGGTTCCAAAGGGGGCCAACCCAATGGCTAAGGCTCCTATTTTTAAATCAAACACTCTCAATGGAGACACCATGACAGATAAACTGCAAGAAGAAGTAGATAAGGGAGCAGAAGAAATTGTTACCCTTACCGCAGAAGTAGAAAAGATGAAGCTTGAGAATGAGCGTCTGCGCAAGTCGCTGCTTGATGAGGGCTACACCATTGCTGCTGATGCGATCACTAAGGCTGCACCCGCTGAGTACGTAGAGTACGATGGTGAGTCAATTAACAAAGCTGACATTCCAGCACCTATCCTCAAGGCACTTGAAGCTGCTGAGTTGGAGAAGGCTGACAATGTACTTGCTAAACGTGCTGAAGCAGCACTACCACATTTTGATGCATCTGTAGCTAAAGACCTGCTGTCTGCTGTTGATAAGATGGACAACGCTGAAGCTCTTATTGCTGCACTAGAAGCTGCTGATAAGGCTTTTGCAGACAAGATGGAAGAGTTCGGTAAGTCCTCCGTCGATGGCGATTTTGCCACCCCTAAAGATGAGCTAGACGCAATGGTCAAGGCTTACAAAGAAGACAAAGGTGTAGACTTCCATAAAGCCTACGCTGAAGTAGCTAAAACCGAAGCTGGTAAGGCGCTTATTAATAAATCCTACAAGGACAAGGAATAATACTATGGCTGTAATGCAATCACGCGATACGCGCACATTCGAAGCTGGTGGTGATCTCTCCGCTGGTCAATTTAAGTTCGTCGATCTAGCTGCTGATGGTCAGGTTGACCTAGTTGCCTCTGCTGGTGCCAAGGCTATCGGCGTACTCTTGAACAACCCATCTGCTGCTGGCTACGCTGCCACAGTATGCGTCTCAGGTTCTGTAATGATTACCTGTGCTGGCACTATTACTGCTGGCGACCAAATCCAATCTGATGCTGCTGGCGCTGCACTTCTTGCTGCTACTTCGGATGTTATCCTTGGCTATGCCCGTGAAGACGGTGTTATTGGTCAGATCATCGAAATGGAATTTATCACTGGCGGCAACGCAGCAGCCTAATAAAGCATAAGGAATAAACAATATGCCACTTCTCACTCCTAGTGCTGTTCACATTGATCAGCCATTGACTAACCTGACTATCGCTTTCAACCAAGAGCCTTCCAACTTTATTGCGGACCAAGTGTTCCCTGTTGTGTCGGTTCCTAAGCAGTCAGACAAATACTACGTATACGACAAAGATGCATCCAACCGTACTGGCAACGTCAAGAAATTGGCTCCGCGTACTGAGGTTGAGCGTATCGGTATGGGTATCTCCAGCGATTCGTACTACGCTGAAGTCTATGGCCTTGGTGCCGACTTCTCGGAGCAGGACATTGCAAACGAAGATACTGCACTTGAGATTCGTTCTCAACAGGCATTTGATGTTGTAAACCAGCTTAAGATTCACCGTGAGCAAGCTTTCGCAGACACCTTTTTCAAGGCTGGTGTTTGGGGTACTGAGTACACTGGTGTTGCTAATGCTGATAACGATACAGCACCTGAAGTCACACAATGGTCTGACTACACAAACTCCACACCTATCGTGGATATCACAACTGCACGTCGTGCTGCTTTCCTTAAGGGTGGCGGCTTCGAAATGAACACTATGGTTGTTGATGTAGAGACCCGTGACACACTGATTAACCACCCAGACATTCTGGCACGGTTGAACGGTGGTGCTACTGTATCTAACACAGCACTGATCACCAATGCTAAGTTGGCTGAAATCTTTGAGGTGGAAAACTTCTTCGTTATGAAGGCAATCCAGAATACTGCTGCTGAGGGCCTTGCGGCTTCTAACAGCTTTATCTCCTCTAAGAAGGCAATGCTTGTGCATGGTCCTAAGCGGGCTGGTATGCGTACTCCTGCTGCTGGTCTTACCTTCTGCTGGGACTCTATCCCAAGTGTCTCTGGCATGGGTATCACAGTTGAGAGCTTCTCCGACGATGCTCTTAAGCGTCAGCAGATTGCTGAGATGATCCAAGTTAAGATGGCCTATGACATGAAAGTCACTGGCGCTAACCTTGGTGTGTTCTTTAACTCCATCGTAGCCTAAGCTAACGGTGTCCTCTGTCTGAGGATGGGGGACACCAACTAATACTAATGCAGCTAAGGCTGTCAATAAAAATAGAACATAACAGTATCTCCACAAAAAGAGAAAGTCAAATAAGATGAAAGATAAGACAGAAATCCACCCGACCTACCTTGGTTGGCAAGTTGACTGGCCCCTATTCGTTAAGATGAAGTTTAGCAGCGGCGGGCGTAACTGGACCAAAGGTGAAGAATTTAAGTGGGCTGAACTTGGTGTCCTTCAGGATGTAGTATCAAAACTATACTCAGTGAACTTTGTACACCACAACCCAGAACTAGAGAAACAGAATAAGGTTGGCGACCGTCTTCACGAGATGAATGAAGACCAACTAAAGACTTTGGTGTTGCTACTCAACGCAGAGCTTAAGAAGCGTACTGTTTCCACTAAAGACTTTAATGAGAAGCGTTGTAGGCAGTCACGTATTGCTAATAAACAGCGGGGTCTCATTCGTAGGTTCCTCTACTCTAATAAGTGGTGTGAGGAAGTCTTCTACGATATCCGCGACAAAGTACTAAACGATACAGTACCAAACGATACATAAA